CACTGAATCTATACTAGGAAAATATTACGCACAAGAAGCTAAGATTTCGCGTAGAAGTAAAAAGGGGTAATCGTTGGCAACCATTAGAAATACTATTGATACACAATTTACAAGTAGAGGTGCTCGAGGCGTACAGCAAGACACTGAAAATGTAGGTCGTGCACAAACACGTATGGGACAAGCTTCAGCAGGTGCTGGACGCTCTTTTGCCGCTCAATCTCAAGGATTGGGCGGTTTAGTCGGTGCTTATGCTGGTGCCGCTGCTACAGTATTTGCCCTAGAAGCTGCTTTTACTGCACTAGCTAAAGCTGCACAAGCTGAGACTATTGTTAAAGGTACTTCTGCACTAGCTGCTGGTATTGCACAAAGTGGTCCTAGAATTATTGCTTCTTTACAAGAGATAACACAGGGCCAGTTAACACTAGCTGAGGCCGCACAAAATGCTAATATTGGTCTTTCTGCGGGTTTTGATAGTACACAAATCGAAGGATTAACTAAAGTTGCTATGGGAGCTTCTCGTGCTTTAGGTAGAAATTTAACAGACTCACTACAACGTGTATTTAGAGGTGTTGCTAAGTTAGAACCTGAACTGTTAGACGAACTTGGTATATTTGTTAGAATTGAGCCCGCAGTAAACGCTTATGCTAGAGAACTTGGTGTTGCAGCAAAATCACTTTCGCAGTTTGAACGAGGTCAGGCATTTGCTAATGCCGCTATCGAAGAAGGCACTCGAAAATTTGGTATGATAGATGTATCAGCTCCTTCAGCACAAAAATCTTTAGAACAGTTGAATACACAGGTTATGGAACTAGCTCTTGAATTTGGGCAGTTGTTGACTCAAATTTTATTGCCTTTTGTTAACTTCTTAAAAAATGATGCAGGTAATGCTTTAGTATTATTTGGCGGAATCATTCTACTAGTATTTAGTAAAGCATTAACAGGGATAGGTGCATTTGCTTCAGGAGGTATAGTTAAATTTACTACATTTGCTGATACTTTTATAGCTAATACAGCTTCTATGAGAGCTGCTATAGAGGCTTTAAATGTTTCTCAGCAACGTTATATGGCAACTTTAGGTAAAGGTGGTCTAACTGGTATGACAGGTGCCGCACCACTAGGTAGTTCCGCTAGAGCAGGCCAATTAAATGCTATGCAATTTGCATCAAATACTATAGATAAAACTGGTAGATTTGATTCAGTAGCAGGTCGTAAAGATGGTGCCGCAGGTGCTTCTACTGCCGCTATGAGAGCAGCGGCTACTAAAGCTAGAAATGACTTTATTGCAGGTAACCTAAAAACTAAACAGTCAGTTGAGGCTGCTAGTGCAGCATTAGTACGTATGAATGCTACCTTAAAAAGTACTAGTATGGCAAGTCAACAAGCTACTGCTATCATTACTGCTTTAGCAGGGGCTACAACTCAAATGGGTAGAGCTGCTACTTTAGCATCAGGAGCTTTAGCTTTACTTAAAAAAGGTGTTGTAGGACTAGGTGTACTTATGAGCGGTATAATGGGTTTATTTAGTACTGTATTTTTAGTTCTATCAGTAGCTGAGTTAGCAGGTGCAAATGTTTTTGGTAAAATTAAAGATTATTTTGTAGATTCTAGTCAGGCAGCAGCTAATTTTGAATCAGCTATTACAGGAGCTTTTACTGCTATGCAAGGTGGTTCGGGTAAGTTAACAACAGCTTTAAAAGGTTTAGGAGCTACCGATGAAGATTTAGAAAAGCTTAGTGAAACTATGGTAGATATAAATCAAGATTTACTAAATATACAAGCAGGCAGACAAACAGACGCTAATAGAACTCCTTTGAAACAGGTTCAGGATAGAGCAAGTGAACTTGTCACTGATGGAAGTGGATTCGCTACTGGACTTGTAGAGGCGACTTCGCAAGCAGATGCACAACGTATGGCGCAGACAAAAATAACACAATTTCAATCTGAGAGAGAAAGCTTAATAACTAGAACTACAGATAGTGCAGGTAACACCATTGAGCAAGCAATTCCCGGTTCGGAAGCGTATGTTAGTCAGCTAGACACCACAATTAAATTTTTACAACGAGCTACTGATGTAACTCAATTTGCTGCTGATCAGCAAGCAGTACTTAATAACGCTACAAAATTAGGAGTAATAGCTGAAGAAGAGTATCAAAAACAATTACAACTAGTTACAGCTGCGGGAGAAGCTGCTACATATATAGAAAGAGAGAGATTAAAAGTTTTAGATAGTGCTAGGCAACTATATAAAAGTCTTGATGAGTCAATTTTACCAGTTATAGGTAGCTTAGGTCGTTTAACTGGTATCAGAATGGACGAACTAACTAAAATGTTTATGGGAGTAGAATCTGAAATTAGTGCTAGTGCAGAGAGTCTTAAACTATTTGGTATAGAAATACCAAAAGTTCTTAATCAAAATACTAATAAAATGGAATATAACTTTGAAGCACTTAGTGAAGAGACACGCGAATTAGCAGAATCTAGTGTAATTGTTAGTAATGCTGTAAGAGAAGCTAATAAAGCTTTTAACGCAGGTGCTACAAGCTCAGATAAATTAAGCTCTGTTATAGCAGGAGCTAACGCACAGTTTTTAAATAATAAAGCAAATATTGCAGCTTATGCACAAGAAATACTGGAGGCATCCAGAGGTTTGTTCGGGTATACAATGGATCAAGATGAAGCTACAGACCAAGCTACAAAATTCTTTGATGTATTAAAGTCAAGAGTTCGAGACTTAATTAAACTCAGAGACGAATTAAAAAAAGTAGAAGCTACTTACAAAGGCTTAGTAAAAACATTTAAAAAAGAAAAAACATTTGCGGAGACTTTAAGATTTAGCGGTGCTATACTTGATGAGCCAAGTGATGCTAATTCAAAGGAAGCTAGTAGGAGAAGGAAAATTGCTGCAAAGCAGTCGCAAGACCTATTAGCAGAGCAAAGCAGACTTTCTAAGTTAGAGGGTGAAACTCGCAAAAGTTATAACATTACTAATATTGCTGGATTTACTGCACAACTCGAAGAACTAAATAACTTAAGAGATGTAGAGAGAGAGAAGATAGAACAAGTTGATAGTCTTCTTGCTAGAAGCGCGGATGAACAGAAGACTCAACAAATGAGATTGCTTGGTGATATATTAAAAAATAGTAATGCTTATGAAGTGGCTGCTACTAAGGTAAAAAAATATGAAGATGCCTTAGATGCCGCTGCTAAGGCTGGTTCAACTTATGATGAAGCACCTATAGGTGCTCCTAATGCTACTGAAATAAAAATGGCTGAAGCACTAAACGAAGCTCAACAAGTTGGTTTAGGTACACTACTAGAGCAAGGTATAGCAGTAGCAGAAACAAATGATAAATTTTTAGACCAGTACGAGTTAGCTCAACTGATACATACAGCACAGATGGCTAATCTAAATATACAAATGAAACAAGCTGAGATAGCTGCAGCTCAAGCTGCTTTTGCTACTTCTAATGCTTCTATACAGGGAGTTATAGAGAGCAAAAATATAGGTATGAGTGAAATAAAAAATACAATATCCTTTAAAGAATTAAAACTTGAAGAAAAGATTATGGATATAAAACATGAAGCAGCAATGATAGATGCTAAAGGTGCTGCAGGTGCTCGTGAAGCACATTTAGCTAGAATGGGTGAACTAAAAAGCGAATATGGTATGCAACTAGCTTCTTTTAAATTATATAATATTGAAAAAACTCCCTTTATGCAATTTGATAAGATAAAAAAAGCAAGAGTAGGTATTATTGAAATGGAAAGAGACGCTCTTAAAGCTAATCATAAACTAAGAATGGCCGCAATTAAAGCACAAGCAGGAGCAGGTGTTGCTGCAGCTAAAGCAGAAATAAAGGTTATTAAAGAACAGATAGCTGATGCTAAATCACAGTTTATGAAAGTAGACTATGCTTTCAGGGGTCAAAAAGAATTACTGAGAGTAGATAACACACTAGATGGCCTAAACCCACTTACTGGAAATAAACTTACTGAAGTAGAAAAGAGAATAGGTATTCGTAATCCAGAAGGTAAGGCTATTTCGGATATTGGACAAGAAGCACAAGCTTTTGGTTTTATTGACAGAACTAAAGACAGAGATGATCTTGATAGATTTAATCCTGCCAATGAGAACCAAAAGATAAGAAATTTTAGACGACAAATATTTCTACAAGAGCAGAAACTATTAGAAGATAAAATAGCTCATGATCTTGCTATGAAAACCGCTGCAAAAGAGTTAAGTGACTTACAGGATACACGCGTAAAAGCGCAAAGAGCAGTTGATGCAAAGAAGTTAGTTATTGAAAGAGCAGCAGAAGATGCACAATTTGCGTTTCTTGATGCCTTTGTAGTAAGTATTAAAGGTTTTAAAGATTATGTTACCATATTTGCAGAAGCAATAAATGCTAATCTTGTAGCAGAAGGAAAAGATCCTCTCGATCTACCTTCTGCTGCGCAACAGACAAACGCAGAAAACGTAGTTAAAGATGCTATGTCTAGAATCGAGACATTTATAGCAAATAGAGCTTCTAATAGAGCACTAGAAGATAGTAATTTAGCAGGTGTACAAGCACAAGAAGATGCAATTTTTAGTAAAAAGAGTACTATGTTACAGACCGAAATTGAGGCCCTTCAAGCTATTGTAGATGGAAATGATCGCTTAGCTGCACAGAGATTAGCTAATTTTGATAACGAAATGTTTATAGAAACAGAAAAAGATAGACTAGCCATAAAAGCATTAGAACAACAATTAGCATTAGCCGAAAGAACAGCTGCAAGTGGAGGAGCTGAGGCACAATTTGCATTAGCAGAGGCTCAGCAACAGTATATTAATCAAATGGCGGCACTAGGAATTACAATTAAGAAAGCAAAAGACGAGTTAGGAAAATTTGATACTGATATGGGTGCTATAAGTGAGATAGTAGACACTGAGCTTATTGATGGCTTTCAATATTTAGGTGATGTGTTGCTAGGAGTAAATGAGGATACTAGAAGTTTTGCTACTGGGATAGAAAATGTATTTAAAAAGTTAATGCGAAGTCTTATACAAGAAATACAAATGCAAATGATTACTAAACCATTAGCGGGTATGGCATCAAATTTTCTTACCACAGCCATTACTGGAGGCCTTACTGGAGGTCTCTCTTCAACCCCCATACCATTCAACGCCGGGGCAGTTCAGGCAGGAGGGTTATATGCTGCTGGTGGTGTAGTGCACATGTCTCAAGGTGGACAAGTAAATGCACTTCGTGACCGTGTTCCTGCTATGCTAGAGCCAGGTGAGTTTGTAATACGTAAAAATTCGGCTAAATCTATAGGACGTAATAAACTAGGTCAAATGAATGCAACTGGTGCTAGCGGAATGGGCAACGTGCAATTTAACATTGTTAATGAAGGTTCACCTAAACAAGCTGAACAGCAAGGACCACCTAAAATTGATACTGATAAAATTGTAGTTGATGTTGTGATGAGAGATCTAGCTAACAATGGTCCTATCAGAAAAGCTCTTAGAAATGGATAAACTATGACTACTCCTATATACCCTGATGATGCAATAGCACCTATATCAGCTTTTTCCGTGGTAGCTACTACTACTTTTAATAATACTGGAACAACTAGAACAGCTTTTAACTTACCCAGTACTGTTACTAGTAAAGGTGAGATTACAGCTTTTGACGATGGTATTCTACAATCTACTTCTACATATTCTTTATCTAATGCAGGACAAACAATAACTTTTGCTGTAGCACCTGATGCTACTGAGTTAGTTTTAAAAACAATATCACTACCAGAAAGATACAGATTAACTAGAACTTTTCCTGATGTAGATGCAGTAGATTTTAGTAATACAGCTCCTACAGTGATAAATGGTAATAACTATATTATTAATGGAGTTACCGAAGCTTTTTCTTTTCCTGCTATTGTTAATGTTAGTAGTACTAGTGATTTTATAGTATATGCCTCTGGTGTTTTTCAGCAACCTACTTCTTATACTTATCCTTCTGTTACTTTAGGTTTTCAGGGTATAGATATAGGGGATAATGCTGCTGTTAACTTATTAACTAATTTTGCAGGTAACTTAACAGACTCAAGTGAAAAAGCACATACTGTAACTATAAATAGCGGCTCTGCTAGTTTTAGTGGTTCTAATGTTGTGCTAGATGCTTCTAAGTTTATAAATGTTCCTTCAAGCAATGCTTTTAGTGTGGGAGAAGAAAAATCATTTACTTTTGATACTATCATAACCCCTGACTCCGGTGCTAGTATGAGTGCTAATCAGACTATATTAGCGCGTTTTCAAGATGCTTCTAATTATTACGCATTAAGAACTGTAGGTTCAAACGCCAATGTAGCTTTTGTTGTGAATCAAGGAGGATCCTTAACAGAGATATATGGAGGTAACTGTAATGGAGGTACTACCTACAGTATTGCATTATCTTACGATAAGACTACTGCTAATTTACGTTTATATGTACAAAACCAGTTAGTAAAACATGTAAACTATAATCCTAGTGTATCTCCTTTTACATCTGGTGCATTAACTATTGGTGCAAATGATGATGTAGCTGGTGGTTCTGCTGCAAGCCAAGAACGCTATAAAGGTAAAATTGAGTATATACGTATGTCCGATGGCGCGAGATATAGAACATCTACTATTAATTCACTTACTACTACTGCTACTGTAATAGGAGGAGCTCCACTAGGAGCTATAGATATAGCAGATACGTTATCTGTTAGAGTGTTTGACGCTTCTGTTACTGTTTCAGATAGATTTAATTCTATGGCGGATAGAAAACCTGATGGAGGTTTTGGTACTCAGAAAGTATTTAATGTAACAAAATTTAAAACTCAATCGGGATACGAAAAAAGAAGATTAAATTCTAGAAGAGGTCTTAGAGCTTATAACTTACAATATACTAATATATCTGGAGTAGAAAGAACAGCAATTGAAAATTTTTATACTGCTAGAAGCGGAGAATTTGAAGCTTTTAGTTTTGACTTGTCACATCTAAATGAAAGTGGTACAATAACTACAAGATTTGATGGAGGATTACAAATAGATCAAGTATTATCCTCTGGAACTTCTCTAACTGAAAACTTTTTTACCGTTAGTTTTAAATTGCAAGAGACTTTTGATTAATGACTGCTAGAAATTATGATATAATATTAACTGTTCCTAGTACTACTGGATTTATTTCTGGTAATATTATAGTAGGTTCTACAAGTGCGACTTCAGGTTTTATTGCAAATGTAGATAGTACTGCTAAACAATTAAAAGTTAAATTAAATAATGTATTACAAGAGTTTCACACTAGTGAAACTATAACCTCAAGTAGTTCTATTATTGGAGGTTCTAGAATAAATACAACAGTATTAACTCCTATAACTTCAGTTAATAATATTGGAGCAGCAGCAGGTGCTCGTACAGCAGGAACTTATACTATTAGTGCCTCTGATTATACAAAAACAGGTCTAGGTACTAATGCAACTTTTACTATAGTAGTAAATGGTTCAGGTGCGGCAGCTGTAACAATTGATGAAGGTGGCGATAGGTTTGTTATAGGTGATGTTATAACTGTCGCTGATAGTAAGTTAGGTAGTGGTGGGGCTGCTGCACTAACTTTTAATGTAGCAACTACTGGTGGAACTAGTGGTAGTAGTAAAAGAGTTACAGACATAACAAGAGCTAATCCAGGTGTTGTAACAGCTAATCTTCATGGATTTACTAATGGAGTACGTATTGCCTTTTCTGGTATAAACGGTATGACAGAAGTTAATGGACAAATTTATGAAGCTACACTTATAAATGAAAATAGTTTTAGTATTGTTAACACTAGTGCCTTTACAGCATATTCAGGAGATACAGGTTTTGCTACTTTTATCACTACTTTAGATGTTGCCAATACTAGAAGTATTCAGCCAGGTTATCAGATTAATTCTGTAGGTAGTAATGGCTATACTAGCCCCCAAACTGTTGATAGCGTACTCAACACTACACAATTAACTGTATCTGCTCCTCCAAATACGATGCCTAATGGAAACCTGTTATTTGTTGATATATCAAGTAATTTAACCTCTGTTCCTTTTACTTCAAATATATTTTTATCAAGTGAAACAACTGCTTCAACTACTATTAGCTCACAAGTTCCTAGTCCTTTTATAGCTGAGAAAAATGCATTCACACAAAATCCTATTGTTCGCTTATATGACGTATATTATCCAGGTGAGTGGTTTCCTCCAGATCAACATGGTAATCCTACTGGTGAAGGCACAGGTAGGTCTTGGCCTACTAATTTTCCTTTAAAATTTGCAGATATAGCAGGAGATTTAGTATCTGATTTAAAATATAATGTGACCTATGATGGAGAGTCTTATATACCTTTTCCTATAGATATAACTAGCATTAAACAAAATCAAGATGGTAAAATTGATGATCTTACGCTAACAGTATTTAATGTAGACAACATTATATCTGCTTTAGTAGAAGATCCTTTTATTGTAGGTAACAATATAACTTGGTCTTGTGTAGCTAATGTTAATGGTGCTCCCTGTCATGGAATTGATCCCAGAACTATTAATGCATTACCCGCAGAAGTAGGTAATGCAGGAGAACAGGCTTTTGATACTCTAACTAGGGCACGTGCTAATGGTTTTGGATACAGTGAAGATATAGTAGGCTTATATGGTAAATCTAATGCTTCTTGGAACTATGAACAAACTATATCTTCTCCAGCTACTGATGGCACTAAAGGAGTTTGGGAAATACAAAAAAATGACTCTAGAGATATTCAAGGAGGAGTAGTTAAGATTAAAACTACTTTTGCTAATTTTTTAGATGTATGGCCGGAACATAGTAGTATTAAGTATATTACTTCAAATGTAGTTGAAGTATATAATGCTATGCCATATAGAGTAGGAGACACTGTAAAGTCCTCAAAAGGCTCTAGTAGCGCAACTATACAATCTATACAAGAAAATAGGTTTTTATTTTTATCAGATGTTTTAGAAGCTAATACTTCTATAGGTGATGACGTTTTTATAGTTAATGCCGATGTAGATACAGAATCCTATGTAGAAGATGTATTTAAAATAGATCATTTAGAAGAATTAGGTAATGATACTGCCTCGTTTGGTTTAGTTACTTGGTTACAATATTTTAAACAAATAACTCCTAGACGTAAATACTATAAAAATACTTGTCAATGGCAATATAAAGGCGAAGAGTGTCAGTATCCTGGACCTGGCGGAGGTATAATACCTGGTACTTCTCTCACTGCTAATACTAATCCTATTGCTGCAGATAATACAACTGCAGCAGGTCCTGAAGGTGATATATGTGGTAAAAATATATTAGCATGTACTCTTAGAAATAATGGAATACACTTTGGAGGTTTCCCTGCAACAGGACGTACAATCCCCAAACAGTAAAATTAAAGGTTGTATACTTCCTTGGATGCATATTTTTGGAGGATTAACTGGTAATTTTTATTTATGCTGTCATGCACAATTTCAAACAGACACTACTATAGTAGGAACCTATAATCAAACCTTAGGTGATATATGGAATAGTGAGCAATATAAAAAAACACGTTTAGATTTTTTAAATAATAAAATACCTAGTGAATGTATAAGAGCGTGTTATGATAAAGAAAAACAAGGTAGTGATAGTAACAGATTACAAGTAAATAAACGATTTTCTAAAGATGCACATCTACAATCTCAAACTAATGAAGATGGAAGTTTAGATAATAAACCTACTTATCTAGATATTAGATTTGGCAATTTGTGTAATTTCAAATGTAGAATGTGTGGTCCTGATGCTTCTACTAGTTGGTATAAAGATACCCTAGAAACGGGATGGTCTAAAACTATGGACTATTATACTGATAATAAAGATTTTTGGTCAGACGTTCCCCAATTTATTCCTGATCTAGAAGAAGTATATTTTGCAGGTGGTGAGCCTTTTATACAAGAAGGTCACTATAAGATGCTTACATTACTTATAGAATCTGGTTATGCTAAAAATATACACCTAAGCTATAATACAAATTTAAGCTACTCTAAATTTAAAAAATATAACTTACCTGAACTATGGGCTCACTTTAAAAAAGTATCTTTATGGCCTAGTGTAGACGGATATGGAAGTCGCGTAGAGTATTCTAGAAAGGGATTATCCTGGTCTAAATTTGAAAAACATGCTATTATGTTTAAAGACAATATAACTACGATAAGCTCTGTAATAAGTATATATAGTATAACGTCAATGCCTGACTTAATACTATGGTGTAAACGTAATAATTTTAATTTTTATGGTACAACATTAATTCAACCATCTGAACAAAAGGTTACTTGTCTACCTAAAGAAACAAAACAAGATATAATAAAATTATATAAAAAGTTTACTAATGATTATAAAAAATTATTAACTAGGCACGATATAGAACAGATTAAAAGTTGGTTATCTTTTATGGTTAGTACGGATGATTCTTATTTACTACCTACATTTAAAAAAGAACAAGAAAGATTAGACTCATTACGTAATGAGTCATTTACTAAAACTTTTCCGGAATTTACATCATGGTACGAAACTATATAGGTCTACCTCATTCTTATGATGATATTAATTGTATAACTATAATTAAAAAATTCTACAGTACTGAACTATGTTTAGAATTTTCTTTGCCAGATTACCCCCTATCTGCGCAATGGATTAAGCATTTTACTCCTGATAGTATTGATAATTGGGCAGCTCAATGTGCTAAAAAAGTAAGTTTGACAAATGCTAAAGATTATGATGTAATAG